TACTGGTTGCTGTTCCTGGTGCTCCTGATGCTCCAGTAACTACTTCAGTTTGTGCATCTCCAACAGCATCGGTTCCTACTATGGTGAAAGTTATTCCACTATCATCAGCAGCCGATAAGATGGTGACGGGCTGGCCAATATTATCACCGGATGTATAACTACCTCCAGATGTTAATGTTCCTCCAAGAGTTAAAGTTGTTGCACTCCCAATAGTAGCTGCTACAGAAATTCCATCTGCATCTAGTGCATCGACAGCTCCAAAAAATTTCGATTTTACATTCGATACGTTTGCCATAATTTAATTCTCCTTAGTCGTGAGCTCCCGAAGGAGCTCACAGTTTATCTATTAGGACTCTTTAGCCCAAACACCCTGAGCTTCAACTACTGTCCAATGGGCAGTAGAATTCAGAGATGCGATTTTAATAAAATCTCCAACTTTTGATGTTGATTGTGTATTAATAACATCTTTGTCGTCTGTCAAAGATCCTAAGTACAAAATACCATCAGATGAATTGGGACTAACAGTCAAGTTGTTTCCACCATCTCCTGCTGTATTTACAAATGTAAATACATTCCCAATAGCAATTGCGGGTAGTGTGAATACTACATCCGTAGTGTTTGATAAAAATGTTTTTCCAGAATCAGTAGAAATAACGACAGTGTAACTTGAATCCTTCTGTGTTATATTGAACCCAGTTACTCCTGCTTCGTTTTTCTTCCCAACTAATACTGGGCCTCTAAACAATGTTGATGCCATGATTATAATCCTCCTAGTTTGTGAATCTAGTCTCTAGGCCGTCGACTATACGCGTCTAGATTCCTTAAATAATTGTATAGTAATTAATCTATAGCGCAGATTTGCGTCCAGCGCAAGGTATCCCTGTGAATTTGTATGATTGTTGATAGCGCTTAAGTGGCTATCGAAACTTCGGGCTTTGAAACCGCTATTTTATTCTCACGAGTAGCTTCTACAAATTCTTGAGCAATGATCTCTTTAATAATATCCTGAATTTTTTTATTAATCTCAATCATCCGAATATTATGCTTCCCGTCCTTCAGGTGCTCGTGTTGCCATTCTAACTCCAAGGACTGTTTCGTAATGTATAGGTCTTCCGTCATTTATAACTTCCTCATAAGTTATCCATTTACCACGGGTAAATCCATCTTTCTCCAGTTTTATCTTATTTTGTCCTAGCTTGTCAAGGATTGATTGTTCAACATCTTCTACACTATCTTTGCAAAAGACATCAGTTTGAGCAAAATACCCATTGTAATTGATTCTAACGTGGAAGTTTTTCATAGGTCTAATTTCTTACTTTATAAACGAAATGAGGCGATTTTAAGGCCGCCTCATCTCTAATGTTATTACGCTCCTGGTGAACTAAAGATACCTCTAGGGTCAGAACAGCCGAAGCTGTATCTTTCTCTAGCTTTGTATCTAACATTTCCAGTATCGAAATCGCCTTCCATTGCAGTCGTTAATGGTGCACGGTTGAACATTTTCATACCGTTAGGTACGTCTGTGATGATGTAAAATGCATCAGTATCAGTTAAAAAGTTATTAACTCTATAACCTTGAGGGATTGAACCCATACTTACGATTGCATTGATATCATTATCAGCTGTTCCCACTCTACCTTGAGATTTAAATAATCTCTCAGCAGTAAATTGCAGATCTGACGGAATAACTAATTTCGTCGGTCTAGCCGCAATTTTAAGACCACGTTCGTCCGTCATTGCAGCGATGTCTATTACAGACTGCTCCAATGAAGTTTCGTTAAGATCTGCCGCTGTGCTTAAAGTGTTAGCGAACGTACCCGAAATTGTTGGGTGCGATGCACTAAACAGAATGACACCGTCACCTGTTTTAAAAGTGCCATATCCATTAATTAATGGATTGACTGCTTTTATTTCTTTTGCATTCGACATAGATCTCGCCAAAGCTTTTGTATAACGAGAAGCGATTCTATCGTAGAGGTTATCTTCGATAGCTTCTTCTGTTATCGCAAATGCGAGAGCGATAGTCTCATTAGTGTAACGTGCAGTAAAAGTTTCTTGCGCGTCATCATAAGCGATGCCTTGCCCTTCTGCTTTTACGTCTGCGTTAGCGAATCCTGATAACATAACTTCCTCTTCGAAAGCTCTGTCAGAAGATTCTTGAGTATAAATTTCAGCGTGCTGATTTTCATACCTTTTGTACTCCAGCCCAAATAGTGCATTTAGGCCAGGCTCTAGTTCTTTAACTAGCTGTGCTCTTGATATTGCCATTTCTATATGCTCCTATGATGCCCAAGTGATACCAGCAGAACCAGTGTTTTGTACGAATTGGTTGAGGTTATTAACAACAACAACTGAAGCATAAGCTGCAGTAATGTCATTGTTAGATGGATCCTCAGCGTTTCGTATAATTCGCCACTGATTATTACTAACATGTAAGTTATCAAAATCTAATGTATTAGAACATTGTCCAGAAATTTCACTTCCTGTTGGATCCGCTTGAGCAAAGGAGATAGTTTCTCCAAAGTCAACTTGTCCACCGCTCATTATTGCAGACACAGAGCCTACATATAATTGATGCGGATTGTCTAATACAAAAGCTGTAAGGTTTTCACTATTAGCTGGAGTAATTGGTTGATTGTACCAGTTAGACCACGTCGGTTTTAAAGTAGTCGACGCGTTATAAAAGATACCATTAAACACACCAAGACATGTAAGGGTTCTAGTGAGTGATGCTTGTTCAATATATCCTGCTACTACTCTAACAGTACATCCTTGAAAAAGATCAGAGTCACTATAAGCCGCTTCAACAACGTATTTGGATTGTCCTTGGTTACTGTAGCTTGAGCCCAGTGTACCAAGAGGAATTAATCCAAAACCTTGCGTATTACTATTTGCCATAGTTTGTTACTCCTTGTTTACAGTTTTACCTGTAAACGGTTAATTTAAATCGATGATAGGGATTAACCCGAGAATAGTTAAAAAATTAACTTTTCTTTGTACCACCGAAGGTTACACGAGACTGCCTGTCAATATTGATAGGCATCCTCTTATCCTGCTCCTTCATAAGATCGGATTCTATAGCTTCGTTTTGGTCTGTATGACGTCCTGTCATATAGTCTGTACGTTGCTGCGCAATCTCTTCTGGAACCTTTGCAAGCAAAAGGCCACCGACCCCTACTACCCCCTTGTATCGACCTTCGTCGATAACTGGATAATCTGAAGCATTTTCGATTTCTTCAGCACGAACAAGTTCGTATCCTTCTCTTATTCGTCCTTGGATATTTTTCGTATCCGAAAATCCCATGACTTCAGCTCTGATCCATCTGTACCTAAATCCTTTAGGCGCAGGAGGTGCATCTAGAGATGATGGAGGAACCCACACTTTTGGTCTATCAGTTTTCGACCGTGTTTGGCTCGCACGAGGTTGTTGTGTATCTTCTTTTTTCATACGCTTATACTACTCCCTTCGTGTTTTTTAATTGTTTTGCGTACTCTTCGAGTGGCACTCCTAATTTTTTCGCAATAGCGACCTGTGAAGAAGTGAGTCTCACAGTTTTGCGACCAGGCTTCACGCTTCTTTTTGCAGAAGCGACCGTCTGAACGGGCTCGGTCGTATACTTATTATCACTCTTATCAAATTTATGCGGAAAGTCAACACGAATTCTTTTATCTACTTCAGCATAATATTCATCCGATTTAGGATCAAAACCTTCTTTATCCACTAAATCCTTATGAATTTCGAACGCAGTAAATGTCATGGCTCGATTTTGACCAAACCATGTGTTTCTTGAAGCCCAAGCGTCAGCCTGTGGATCAGAAGCAGGAAGCTGAGAAGCTGGTTGTTGAGGTTCTCTCACATCAGCAGGTCTTGCTGGTGCTTCTTCTCGTACCTCTTTGCTTTGTTCTAATCTAGCATTGTCAAATGCTAAAGTAGCGATCTTTTTATTGGCTTCGACTTGTGCTTTAGCGTCTCCAGATTCAATGGCTCGAGCCAAATCTTTTTGGGCTGCATCCATTCCTTCTTTAACGCTCGACTCAAACCTTTTAATATAATCGGAGTCCGTTTTGGCAAAACGTCTTTCTAACGTTTGCCGACTTGTTTCAGCCGCTCTTGCATATTCCGTAGCCGCGTCCCGCTGTCTTTCAGCTTCACGCATTTTACGAGTGAGCTTAGAAATACGAGATTGTACTCCTTTGCTGTATTCTTCAAGTTGTTCGTCGTCTTGTTTTTGTTCTTTCTTAATTTCTTTAACGGTTTCTGTTTCTTCTTCTACCTTGGTTTCTGGTTCTTGTTCCGTCGTTGGCGCTTCAGTTTCTACAACTGATTCGTCTTTTACTTTTTCTTCAGCAACATCAACCTCGGCCCCTGGGCCAGATGTATCAATGTCAACTGTTTTTTTGTCTTCAGGCATAGTTCCTCCTATGGTTAAAATTCATGCAAGAGATCCTCTGGACTCTTGATGGTCGCTAAAATTTCGTCGTCATTTAGCAAACGGATTTCTCCGCCTTCAATCTTAATTCTGGATCCCGCATATCGGGCAAACATTACCCAATCTCCCTTCTAGCACCACGGACCTTGTGGATAACGTTCCTTGTCCTGGTAGCATTGTGGACCCATTGCCAAAACTAGACCGCATTGCGAAGCTACTTGTTGTTTTTCAATTGTAGAATCCGCTAATACTAATCCACCTTTGGTTTTATCCTTCATTCGATAGGGTAAAACTAAAAGTCGCCAGCCTGTTGGTTTTGGCAGGTTTGCGTCTTGACGCTTATACTTTTCTTCTAATGCTGGTTTATGTTTTGGGAGGTTTGATGTCGATGACGGTTCCTTCATTTTTTTGCTCCTTGTTATCCAGCAGGTTAGAGAGTTCCTGTCGTGTTGCTTCTAAAGCGTTTATCTGTCCTATTATATAATTGTATTTCTCCATGTTGTCAATACCTCCTGAAGTAACTGACAACGACAGCACTTGAAGGCGCTGTGTCATGAAACGATTGAGTTGTACAATAGCACTTTCTAGATTCATTGATCCTTTCTTAGGGTTTTATTTTATCTCCGTAAAATGTTTCCAAACTTTTATTATTAACTTTAACATCTCCTAGTTTGCTGTTCATATAACTACCATTATAAGGAGTATTAACCCCTTTAGGCGTCATTAATTTAGATGTCCAGCCCTGTTTGTTGTTTTTAAATTGAGTTTTAATTCTGGTAGCCATTAAGATTTTTTTCTCTTAGCAGCTATTTTCTTGAATGTTTTAGCTAAAGCTTTAGCTCGTCCTGTACATCCTTTTTTAGTAATCGGTGTACATTTTCCTTTAGTTCCTCTTTTTTTAATGGAAGCACTAACTTTTTGCATCCATTTCTTGTCAGTACCTTTTTTAAATCCTATTCTTCCGCCTTCAGCAGCCATCGTTGGAGTAGCTCTTATCCATTTTCTTGTAGTCCCTCGTGGTTCTCGTCCAGGATCCCTTCCCTTGGGAGGACTTTT